GTATAAAAAGTATTATATTCACTAGCTAGTGTTTGAGCATTAGGAAAATTATCTTTTGCCCCTCCGGCATAAATATTATAATAATCTTGCTCATTTTGTTTAACAACAATTTTATAAGAATACCAGCCTGTTGGATTAGCTGTAGGATTAACTGGATCGTATAATACTGAAGCCCGATTTATATCACTATCTGGTATTGCTGAGTTAAAAGTAATCCTTAATGCTTCACCATTCCATGTGGAACCTACTTCAGCACTGCTTTTTGCATTTACTCTTATAATTGAATTATCTATATTATCAGACAAAAACACGGGTGATTGTCTACCATATCTATCTGCTAATACAATACCTACTTGATATGTTCTTCTTGTTTTTATTGTATGATAGGGATATTGTATATGATATTTTTCGTTTGGTAATGTACTTATTTTTTGCTCTAATCCAATTATGTAATCAAAAGAATAGTTAGTATCTGGATCATACGGTTTATTATTTGGGTTTTCTTGATAGTTACCATATACTATTCTATTTCCTATTATTTCTTGTGCTTTTGCTTTTGCAGGGACATTATCATATACTCTTGTAAGTTGTCTTTCAGGTAATGTTTTATATGGTAAGCTTGATTTATAAGTATATTGATATATTTTGTCAACACCAACACTACTGTCTGTTATATTTAGTTGCTCTATTGATTTTATTGCAGGCCTGTCAGACTCTTTCATTAAAATTTCGAGCTTATCAATTTCAAAATCAGTTGCAGGGCTTGATGAGGGTAATTCTATCTGCAAATTAACATGTGTGACATCATTGGTGAAACTTTCTAATTCTGTTGATTTCGCCGCATCTGCTTCTTGTGCAGATGTTAAACCTGTGCTATTATTATATGTTTTAGGTATAAAACAATGTTGCGTAAATGGAGATATTAAAGAATATTCGCCATCTGCAAATTTAAATCTATATGCAAATCTTACAAATTTTTCTTCAATTCTATCATTTAAATTTGTAAATGTTATAGTTGCTGGAACATTAGTTATATTTAATGTTGTATCGGAAGTAATTGTTAAGCCATCAGAACTTATTGTTTCTACAACACCAATTGGGGTAGTCCCCTCATGCATTTGCATGCCTACATGAATATCATTATTATAATCCGCTGAAGCTAAAACTATGTCTTTAGTATTCGTAATAGATGTGGACACTGTTATGCTAGTATTTCCTTTTTGCATACCAGTATAATTAGTGCTGCCAATTGTTTTTAAAACTTGTGGTGGTAAGTATGGATAATATTTAGCAACAGATATTTTATCTTCATTATTATAATAAGATGTATTAGCTACTGCTGTTAATACATTTATTCTTCTTGGTTGATTCAAGTTATCTGTCCAAAATAATAAATTGTCAATTAAGTTAACTCCTGTAATTAAATAATTTATATTAAATTTTAAAAAATTACTCGAATTATTAATTAATGGTGTTGGTTCTGTTGTAGCACCACTTGCATTTTGTTTAGATAAATATATATTATCATTGTATTGGCTGTTACCTTTTACAAACAAAAATATTCTATATTCATTATTATTATCTCTTTCATTATCAACAAAATGACCAATAACCCTACCGTAATCATTAACACCAGTATGTGCAGTATTGTAATTAAGTTGATTACCTTTTATATTCTGTACAGTACCAACATTAGAACCTTCAGATTTAGTTACGTGTATATTCTGTGCATGAACATATTCTCCGTTTTTTAATAAACGAGCATCTAAGTCTTTATTCATTTTACCTTCTAAAAAGGTATTTTTAAGTTCTGGCATATATTATTATTTGATTATCTTAGCTTTACCTTTCATTACTTGAGTAAGCTCTTCCATTTTTAAATTATATAATCTAATTTTAGCGTTTCGCATTGCTGCTCTACGTTCTTTTTTAAATCTATTGATTATATATTCTGGCATATTTGCTTTTGCACTTGCAATACCAAGTGATATATGCTTATATAATGCTTCTTCTGCAAACTTATGTACTTTCATTTCGTCATCAGTACCTAAGCCATCTGATATATATCTTAATGTTATAATTTTGTCAGCTACATTACTGCTAAAACTAATTTTACCATTTGCTTCATCAATTATAAACACACCGTTTTCAGTTGTAGTTTCAGGATTTAATCCGTATCTACCACCATAAACCATTAATCTGTCTAAACTGTTATCGGCATTGTAATTTACCTCTGTATCATTAGCTGAGCCAGATATTTTAGTAATATCAAAATTTTTAAATCTATCTTCAATAACTGAGCTACCTAATAGTAATTCATCATTTTGATCATATAAATATTTATAATCTTCGTCTTGTAATATAGGCTCAGATGCTTTTGAAGATAATCTTGTTGGCATAATTAATCTTTCAATACCTGCATCATCTACAAACGATATTTTAACATAGTTAACATAATCTTGTGGCATTGGTATTGATAAACTTGGACCAACTTCTATTTCTTGTATTTTTTCAACTCTTGCAATATCAAAAGCAAATTCTTGTATTCCTCGTTTCGCATGAAACAATACATCTGTTTTATTTACACTATTTATTAATTTGCCATCTCCAACATATGCAACCATATAGTTACTCACGATGTCAGCTAATGTTGTAAATCTATATTTGCCTAAGCCAGCATCCTTTAATATAACTGTTACAATTTCATTTAAACTTCTAGCTGGAGTTAAAGTAACAATACCTGTGCCTTCGTCATAAGCAACACCTGATGTTAATTCTACATCATTAACATGAACTCTAAATTTTTCTATACTATCAGGCAATGGGTCTAATGTTAATGGAAACTCATTCTGGCCTGCTGTTGCGATAAATGTTTGTTTAGCCTCGTAATATTGATATGCTGTTTCTTGTAGTAGTCCCATTTATTATGAATTTTCTAATTGTATTACTTTTTGCTCTTCAGAATTTGCTACTTGTATTATAGTAGGATCTTTTATTATTACGCCAGCGTGTGCTAATATTTTTATAATTAAATCAACTTGATCTGATTTATGTATTTCAAAATCATATGAGCTACTTGCTAAAAAGTTATATGCATTATTTGTGGTTCTCGTAAATGCCCATTTAGGTTCTTGTGGAACTTTTACATAATCTATCGTAGCAGATGATAAAGTTGATGGTAAAAATTTAATGTTTGTACTAATTGTATTATCTGCAGAAGTTTCTTGATTTGTAGTATTCGCAGATGATGATTCAATATAGTATACTGGGTAAGATAATGTTGGTGCTGTTAATTTTGAAGCATTTATATATGTTAATTCAGATTTTTTAACTTCTTGCAAGTTAATTGTTCTACTTTTTGTAGTTATACCTATAACTCTATATAAATCTGCTGGTAATGTTGATGCTCCAGCTGTTATAGTTAATGACGCTTCTTTTGATAAAATATCAATTTTTTCTTTTATGTTTTTTGGCAAGTTCCCATATTCGTCGTTAGTTACATAGCTTTTCTTTCTATTCATAGCTTTATTATAATCATAAAAAGCTCTTTCAAGTAAGTCTAACTGCACTTGTGCACCTATCCTATTAAATTGATCCGGCGTCAAATATCCTCTACCTTCTTTATTTAATATTGAAAGTACGGTTCTATATACTGAATTTACTGATATTGCCATATTTTTTTTATATAATGATTAAGCCGCCGAAGCGGCATAACCACTATAACGACTATTTAAGTTTTTTCTCTATTGTTTGATAAACTTCAACACCTTCATCTGTTTTAAACCAAGCAGCTAAAGCTGAATACGGGTTTTCATCAAATGGCACTGTTACAAGTTTTCTATCTGTCGATCCCCAAGTAAATGTTCTTTGATCGCTTGAAAGTTTAATAATGTTATTTTCTACGGCTTTTATACCCATATTTCTAACATTTATGTTTTCGTCATTTGCAAGTTCTAAGAACAAGTTTGGATTGTTTCTAGCAAATAATAGTAAATCTCTTTTAAGCTCCTTAGAAGTCATCTTAGATACTTCATTTCCTATTTCTGACCTCAAAATTGCTTCAGCGTGATCAACATCTAAAGTTCTTGCTGTGTTCAACGCTTCGATTTCTAATTCTAATACATCTAAATCGTCTTCTGCAATAGCAACTGGATTGTATTCAATAAATTTACTACCGTTATCTGGATGATGTGCTAGAAAAATTTGTAATGTTTGTTTTTCTTTTGGAACAAATAATTTACCATCTCTAAATGATATATGGTCTAATCTTTGATCTCCTTTCATTTCATCTACAAATATTGTTTTTTGATTTGCGCAATATTTGATTTCTCTTTCGTATCCTTTTTCTTTATCAAACCATAAGATACCTCTTGTTTTAATTTTGTATACAACAGGTGTTTCTCTTATGTTTAATTCGTATAATTTGTCTTTAATTTCCCATTTAGGTTTTATAACCTCAACAGGTTTTGTTTTTGTTTTTGCCATGATATAATATAATAAAAATGTTAATAAAAGGCTGGGTGCCGAAGCACCCGAACCTTTAATAAATATTAAGAGTCAAATCTAACAAAGTTGTTAGCAGCTTGAACTACTAAACATCTTTCTGATAGATAGTGTACTTCCATCTTGTCATCACCGATTGTAGATGCACCACCTACTGAACCTGTAATCCAAGTTTTCATTTTTCTATCATCAGCTTCGCTAGCTCTATATCTTACGTGTAAGAAAGGTCTCTTAACGTTTTTACCTAATTGCTGATCGTAAACAGATGTAGTACCTGCTGGGATTAATAATCCGCTTAAACCACCAACTAAACCTCTTGTAGACTTGTTATTTAAGTATTTCCAATCAGTTTTGTAAAAATCATAAGATCCTCTTCTAAATCCTGTAAATCCAAGATTTAATGCCATATCTTCTGAGTTATTAAATACTCCATAAGCAGTACCACCTTGTGCACCTGCTGATAGACCAGCTAATAAATCATCAAATACTAAATTAGCGTCTCTATTTAAGAATAACATGTTTTCTTCAATAGCTCCTTGCTTATCTAGTTCTTTTAATAAGTCATCATACTCGCTTAATGTAGCACCTGAATCAAATTGATTGCTTGCAACAATCCCTCTGTTTCCAATTGCTTGTAATAAACCTTCAGATCCTTCAACACCTACTGTAGATGTACCGTCAGCTTTTTCAGCTTCTACTAGTACCATTTCTAAGTAATCTTCGAATCTTTTAGTTGTATCACCTTGAGATTTTAAATACCATAAGTATCCACCTTGTCCAGATTCTCCAGAAACTTCAACCCACCCAATTTGAGCAGCATCAGATCCTTGAATTTCAAAGTGATCTTTAATGATCATTGGTTTGTTAGTGAAAGTTTTGAAGTTTGGCTCTACTGAGTCAGTCATACTTGCACTACCTTTGATAAATTCAGAACCATAAACAAAGAAAGAAATATCAACCGCTGTGTCACCAGCTGCTAAGTTTCCTACGTCTTGTAAATTTGCACCTGCATAAGGCTTAATAGTTAAAGCCGTTTCAGATGTTTCGATACCAGCTGTTACTAAACATTTTACAACTTCAGTACCACCAGCACCTACAACAGAAGCTACAACAGTAGCACCTTTTCTTACAGCATGCTTGTTGCTTGATCCACCGTCGATGTCAGTAATCGCAGAAATTTCTCCGTTAGTACAGTTAACAGTACCGTTATATGCTAAGTGTAATCTACCTTGCTCAGACCAAATAACTTGATCAGACGCCATAGGCATTTCAGCACCTAACATTTTAATAAATCCAGATATAGATCTATCTCCATATCTTTCTACTTCAGCCTCATATAGCTCTGGTAAATATTGTTGTGCCCAACCGTTGTTTTGGATGTCTAGGTAGTTTTGACCATAGACCATCTTTTGTGCAGCTGGTGAAACAATACTCCCTGCTACAGGACCTACAAATGTATTATTGTTTGCCATTTTAAATTAATTTTTTAGTTTAATAATTTTTCAGTTTTAATTTTAGCCCTGAATTATTATCACCTGAAATAACTCTTACTTTTGTACCGCCGGCTTCAACAAACCCATCAGCAGTTTTTCTAGGATCCATATTAATGTTCTTAGCTTCTGCTGTCATTTGTTTTATAGCGTCTGCTTTGCCTTGCTCGTAAAAGTGATTAGCTATTGCGTCAGGATTAGAAGCAGCAAATAAAGCTTTATGAAAATCACCAGAGTTGGTTAGGAGCGAATCCTGATTAACAAATTTATCAAAGACACTTGATATATTCTGCGTTTTCACTTTACTTACATCTTTAACATTGAAACGATATTTCTTTTCTCCAACGTTGAAATTAAAACCTTTAAAATCATTATTGAAAACTTTATTAGTTTCTTGTTCAAAATGTGCTGTTTGCTTCTGTAATAATTCATCAGCTTGTTGTTGCTCTTGACTGTAGCGGTTAAAAAACTCAACTGCTTTTTGTTGCTCAGGAAGTAACTTAGAACCCAACTTGACTTCTTTGTAATATGTATCCTTGAGCCCTGTTAAAAAGTTTTTAGCTTTTGCAACCTCTTCTTTAAGAGCTAATTTTTTTCTTCTTATATCTCTATCCTCATCTATTTCTTCGTCATATGAAAAATTATCTTCCATAAGAAATTGTATTTCATCATAACTTAAATGAGGTTTAGTTTGTTTATAGTATTCAACTAGTAACGTATTCTCATCAACATTACTATAGTCTGCATTTAATCGAACATAATCTTCTAAAGTTCCTCCCGTTTCGTTCATGAACTTTACAAGGTCCATTACATTTTCGGGATAGTCAATTTGCTCTTTTTCGTTAACTTCTCCAACTTTTTCAACGGCTTGATCTTCTTCAATCCTTTTATCTGGATTTTCTTCATTTTTAGTTTCTTCATCTGTAATTTCTTCTAATACCGGTGTTTCTACTTCTTCTTGTTGTACTTCTTGCAATTCCACTTCGGTTTCTTGCCTAGCTTCTTCATTCTCGCTGCTTCCGCGTAACACGCCATCTTCTGTTTCTTGTTCTTGAACGGCATCTGTTTCTGTTTTAGGTTCGCTTAAATTTACTTTGTACATATCAGACTCTGCATCATAATTAGAATCTTTCTGTACTGCTTCTTCTTGTTCAGCAATAGACTTTTCTTCAGCATCTATTACTTTTGCTTTAATTTCTGCCATAATAAAATATTATATAAATGTTTAAATGTTTATCTTGGTTCAAATTGTTCTAAACCAAATCCACCTAGTGTATCCATTCCTGCGGATTCAAAGTTTTTAGGTGGCTTACCAGATTTTCTCTGATCTATAAGTTCACTTTGTTGTGAAGCCTGTATTTTTGTTCTCTCGTCTTTTCTATCTTCTTTATACTTCTCTTTATCTTTAATTACATTGGATTCAGCTTCCTTAAGCTTTAAATTTAAATCAAATTCAAATTGCATTAATTCTTTCTTAATTGCTGCTTCTCTTTCTAATTTTGCAATATCAAATTGAGATTGTGCTTGTGCAATTTGTATTTTACTTTCAGCTGTTCCTTGTTGTTTTTGTATTTCAGCTTCTGCTGCTGCTTGAGCTGATTGTGCATTAGATTGTGATTGTGCTTGAATATTTTCTTGTTGAATTTGTCTATCTTGCTCAAACTTTTTACGTCTTCTAATTTTTAATAACTGATTAGCAAGTTTTAAATTTCTTACTTCTCTTACGTCAATAGCATCTTCTAAATTTATTTGCTGTTGCTGAATTGCCATTTGAATATTATTTTCAAGCAATTGTTTTTCTTCTTCGTCTGGTGATAATTCTAAAAATATACCAAAGTCGTGAATATGTAGTTCTTTTATTTCATTTAAATTACCAACATCAATTTTACCCAAAGATTGCATAAATTGTTGATGTGTATTTCCATATTCTAATACATCTGATATTCTTAATGAAACAGCTTCAGCAGTTTTCAATGTTAAATATAAACCTCCTTGTAATATATGTCTTGTAGCTGTATTACTATTAGCTGCTGCCATTTTTTGTAAACCAACTAACGCGTTTTTATCAGGTGTACTTCCGTCTCTTGCTTCATTTAATCCTGTAACATCTCGCATCATTTGTAAATAATAATTATACGATTGAATTAAACTTGCAATTTTATTATTTCCACCACCTGTTTGTAATTCTTGAATAGGCACTTTTGCATTATTAAAATCGCCATCTTGTGTAAATGATCTACCAATAACAGAACCTGTTTGGAAATACATATTCAATGCTTCTTGTGGATTATAATTTGTACCATTACCTAAATCCACTTCAGCAATACCATCCGCATCTAAGAATACTCCGTTTGGAACCATTCTTGAGAGTACTTGTTGTAATTTAAGATGCGTTATTTGAATCATGTCTGCGAACGACGTCATTCTTCCGACTAATGATTCAGGCTTACCTTTATATATTCTAGGTGCCACAATATTATAGCTCATCTGTACTTTTGTAACATCTGACTTAGGTCTTGTCATATTAACAGCTTTACGCCATTTTAATAATTTTTCAGTACCTACTATTTTTGACCCCTCATATAATACCTCAATTGATCTATTTACTTTTTGAAATCTAGCTCTATTATCTTTTGGTGGATTAAAACTATCATCTTTCTTTAATGCTTTTTGATAACCACTACCACCTTCTTTTATTTTATAAACTTGATTTTCAAAAGTTTTATATTCAAAATTTAATACATAAACATAATTTTTATCTGCAGCATCTGCAGTATATGATTTATTGTATAATTTGGAATTACCAGAACCATAGTTTTCTAACTCTTCTAAATCTTCAGTAGTTAATTCTGGATATTCTTTTTTAAGTTCAGCTATAGGTGTTTTTCTTATTTCACCTACATAATATATATCATCAAAATATGGTGACTCAGTATAAGAATAAACTAAATCAGCTGGGTCAACATATTGTAATTTAATACCTTCTGCTGTATTAAAGCTATTTCTTACAGCACCAATACCTAATACTGTAATATCATAATCAACTCTTTTCTTTAATAAATCGTATTTATTTAATTCAAATACATTTGTTAAAGCTTGTTCTTGCGCAATTTCTATACTTTGTTTGTAATTTAATTGCATGTGTAATTGTAACTCTTCGTCTGATTGTGGCAGACTTTCCGGATCGTTATTAAATGTATTTAATCCAGTTTGCGCTTCTACGTTTTGCTTAAAAGAAAACAACCGCATATCTTCAACAATACCTTTAACATATTCTGTTCTTTCAGCTGATGCAATATTATCTACCGAATATGCTTTTAAATCATATGTTCTTTCTTGTATACCGTTTACAACTATATCAACAAACTTAGGTATAATAGGAACAGGCTTCCAATCTAAGTTTAAATATGATAAATCACCATTGATTGATAATTCGTTTTTATATTTTTCTACGCTTTGCTCTCCTCTTGCATATAACCTTAATCTATGAAAGTTATCTCTATTTGCAAAGTAACGTGTACTCCCCGAATCTTTTTTAAACCATTCAGACTCTACAGCTTTTGCAACTTGCAATCCGTATGCCTGTCCAGCTTTCTCAGCGTCGCTTACCGCTTGGCTTGGGAAGATACCTTTTGTTATTATCTTTGACATCTATATTAATTTTGAATAATTTCCTCTATTATCGTATTTAGCAAAGCTAAAACTAACTTTATTTTTTAATTCTTTTATTTGTTTTGGCGCGTATAAATTTTTGTTACATGCCATAATCGCAAGACCAGAACTAATTGCGGCATCAAATTTTGTTCTTTTGTTTATATCAAACTTAGCCCAATCATTTAATGTTTCGTTAAAATATAAATCACCATACTCACCATCTGCTTTAATACCTACATATGAATTTATATAACTTTCAATTGCAGCAGCGTGTGCTTGTCTTATATCTTCACTTGAGTTTGGTATACCACCTATTTCTTTTTCGGCTGCTGATAACTTATTCCAAAGCCTATCAGGTCTGTTCATTGAGTAACCTCTGTAACCTCTTCTTTTTAAATAGTATAACAATCTTGGTTTGTTATTTTCTGCAAGTATCGGCATACCATAAAAATGTAATGCCATAAGTATATCTTCAAAAAACATTTCCGCTGTTTGCGGTCTCGCTATATACTCCAGAAAAAACCTATTTGCTGGTACCTCTTCCATGCTGAACTTAGTGAGTCCGTGAAGCGACCCTTTTGAACCTTTACCATCTGTAGTTCCGGATATATCATAGCTATCACAGCCAAAAGCGCCAATATGTTCGTTTCCTGGATACTTGCTTCCATTTTTTATAATTACTCTATTTTGTAAATTCTTACTTGGAACCCAACTTACATTAAATCTTCCGTTAGGATTTGGTGTAAATTCTACTTCTGTATCTTTGATCCCGTTTTTCCACTGAAAACTGCCACGAGTGACAAGAGCAGAGTATCTAGCTTCTTCATTAAAATCAATCTGTTCGTAAATCTTAGCAAGATTAAATATGCTATTTTTAGTTTCATCTCTGAAAGCGTGTTCTTCAGTCCTTGGAAATTGTCTATAAAATTCATTTAAACCGTCTTGATCTCCTTTTAAACCTTCAACTTCGTTTTCCCAGTGATCGATAACTCCGACATCAATGTATTCCCCATAGTTGTCTTCAATTGGCTCTTCGGGAGTATTGAATACAGGTATTCCATAAGAATCAATGAATCCTTCGAAGTTCCATTCCATAGGTATGAACAAACTATATAATCCTGAGCGAGTCTGTCCATTGCGGTTTCTTTTTGTAACATCTGAGTCATTGTATAATTTTTTAAAGTTTTCACCACCTTTGTCTAATGAGTTACTTGTTGAACCCATCATACATTTACCAATAACTCTACTTCCTAATCTTAACGTGGTTTTCGTGACACGCCAGTTGTTGAGGATGTTCTCGGGCCTCTCCCATTTTCCTGCTTCATCGTGGACCAAGAGCGAAAGCTTTTCACCATCATAGGAGTTGTCTCCTGTGTTCTTCCAGTCGATGGTAGTGTCCAATCCCGCGAGTTCCTCGTTCCTTTGCTTCGTGAGTATACTTTTCTTTGTAAACTTACTTGCGGGTACACGATAAGCCAATTCGGTCTTAGGCCTATCCATTCCATCCTGTATGGGTTTAAAAAAGAATGGGTAATTAACGGATATTGGAACGACCTTATCTGTAAACATTTTTTTGGCGTCAGCACCAGATTTGGATAATATCCCAAACCTAGAGTCTGAAGAGATGGTAGCTTGGTTAACAGTCTCTGCTGATGCCATGAATGAAAAGCCACTCCGTCTATTCTTGAGGTAGCACATTCCATAACATCGAACGTCTGCTTTGCAAGCTTCCCAGAATAAAAAGAATAATCTGTTTGCTTCCCTGAAGTCTGGAGCACCCACGTCGATTTTAGTCCACTGCAAGTACATATAATGAGACCCAGTAATATAAGTAGGAACATCTTTGTTATAGAACCAATAACCTTCATCGCGTTTGGTAAATTCTGTATCAATATATGCATTCCACTTATTTTTAAATTCATTGGGTAAATCTTTCCAATCAAATATCGTTTTTAACTTTGCAAGTTCTTTCGGATATTCTATTTTACTCCATTTATTATTTCCTTTATCTAAGTTCTTCGGTGCTGGAGGCAATGCTATTTTTAAATTTTGTATGCTATACACATCACCAATCTGTCCGGTCTTGCTGATAACAACCACGTCA